CTTGGGTATGCGGCTGAGTTCGTGGTTAAACAATTAGAAAATGAAGAGAAAGGATTGAGAGATGTTGCTAAAGTAGTTCCAAGTATCACTACAAATTATAAGAATTTTCTATCTCGAGCTACAGCAACAATAGCAGCTGCGCTGGCGGCTAAAGCATTGAAAGAAAAAGTTAAGAAAGATAGAACAAATATGGTTGGTTAATATATTTATATAAAACAGTAAGGAGTTAGTTATGGCTAAAACATCAAAATTAGTTAGTTTAATTAAAGAAATAGTTAGACAAGAAGTACAAAAAGAAGTTAAACAGATATTTATTAAGGAAGGAATGAAGTCTATGGCTCAACAAGCTACCTTAGTAGAAGATAATGTTGTAGAGGTTCTTCCTAAAAGAAAACCCAAACCTAAAGAAAAAGTTTCATATACAAAAAATCCTGTATTAAATGATATTTTAAACGAAACAGCTAATGCTGGTGAAATGGATGAGTATCCAACTATGGGCGGTGGAACATTTGATAGTACAAAAATGGCACAAACTATAGGTTACGGAAATGTGATGGGTAGTGCTGAAGACAAAAGGAAGATGGGAGCAATACAAACTGCTCAAGCAGCCGGTGTTGATACTTCGAACAAAGCAGTACAAGATGTGATGGGTGATTTAACAAGAGATTATAGAGATGTAATGAAAGCGATAGATAAGAAAAAAGGTAAATGATGAGCGTAATAGCAAACGATTTAAATGAAGATGTGTATATTGGTGTAGGGTTACCGTTAAATCACAACAAAGATGGTTTCTTTAATAGAACAAAAACATCTTTAGAACAAACAAAATCTAATATTGAAAATCTTCTACTTACAAGAAAAGGGGAAAGATTAGGTAATCCAAATTTTGGATCTAATCTGTTTGCTGTTTTATTTGAACAAGAAGGAGATGATATAGAAAGTAAAGTAGAAGAAGCTATTCGTTCTGCTATGAGTGAATTTTTACCTTTTGTAATAATAGATAATATAGAAACTAAATTTTCTGTTAGAAATAATAACGCTATAAATGTTTCTATGCAATTTTCTTTAAATGTGGATACAACCTCTTCAGAAAAAGTATCTATTGATGTGACAAATTATTAAGGAGATAGGCAATGCCATATTCTACACCTAAAAAATCAGTAAAGGAAGTTAGATATCTAAATAAAGATTTTACATCTTTTAAAAGTAATTTAATAGAATTTGCTAAAATATATTTTCCAAATCAGTATAATGATTTTAATGAATCTTCTCCAGGTATGATGTTTATAGAAATGGCTTCGTATGTGGGTGATGTTCTTTCCTACTATGTAGACAATCAGTTTAAAGAAAGTTTACTAGCCTTTGCTGAAGAAAAGAAAACTATTTATAATATGGCGCAATCTTTGGGTTACAAACCAAAATTAGCAACAGCAGCTTCGGTTGGTTTAGATATATTTCAAACAGTACCAGCAACATCTACAGGAGAAGGAGATGGGTTTCAAACAAATCCTGATTTAAGCTATGCTGTAAGTATTAAAGCTGGGATGGAAGTTTTATCAGAAACAGGTGTTTCTTTCATTACAACAGAAGATTGTAATTTTAAATTTTCAAGTTCTTACGACCCAATGAATATTTCTATTTATGAAAGCTCTGGAGATACACCAGTAACTTACTTATTACAAAAATCAATTAAGGCTTCAAGCGGAAATGTTACTACAGAATATTTTCAATTCAATGACGCTGAAAAATATAAAAGAATAGCTTTAGCTAACACAGATGTAACTGAAATTATTTCTTGTACAGATAGTGATGGAAACAGTTGGTATGAAGTTCCTTTTTTAGCTCAAGATACTGTATTTTCGGATATGGAAAATTTATCAACCAATGATGACGAATTGTATACATATGCTGACCAAGCTCCGTATCTACTGAAACTTTTAAAAACCGCAAGAAGATTTACAACTTTTATTAGAGAAGATGGTAAAACTGAAATAAGGTTTGGTGCTGGAACATCGGATAGTCCTGATGAAGAAATTATTCCAAATCCTGATGAAGTAGGTTCGTCTTTGCCAGGTTCACCATCCTACCTAAATACGGCTTTCGATCCTTCTAACTTTTTAGCAACTAAAGCATATGGACAAGCTCCATCTAATACCCAACTAACTATTCGATATAGATATGGTGGTGGTGTTAGTAATAATGTTAGAGCTAATAGTCTTAGAAATGTACAATTCTCAAACGTAACATTAGATGAGACTGGATTATCGACTGCTTTAGTTACTCAAACACAAAATTCTGTTGCTGTAAACAATCCTTTACCCGCGTCTGGTGGTAGAGGTGTTGAAAGCGTAGTAGAGGTTAAGAATAACGCTCTAGCTTACTTTCAAGCACAAGCAAGAGCTGTAACTAAAGAAGATTATATTACGAGAATTTATGCTTTACCCGCAAAGTATGGTAATGTTGCTAAAGCTTACATTGTACAAGATACACAATTAGATAGTCAATCAGGAGCTAACTCAGATAGTAGAGTTATAAATCCATTAGCACTTAACTTATATGTATTAGGATTTGATGCTGGTAAAAGATTGGCTAATGTAAATCAAGCAGTTAAAGAAAATATACAAACTTACCTAACACAATTCAGAATGGTTACAGACGCTGTAAATATAAAAGATGCTTTTATAATTAATATAGGTGTTAGTTTTAGTTTACTAACTAAAAGTGGATACAATAAAGAAGAAGTTGTATTACGAGCAATACAAAAAGTAAAAGACTTTTTTAACATAGACAAATGGCAAATTGGACAACCTATTGTACTAGCCGATTTAGCATACCAAATATCTTTAACAGATGGAGTTTCTGCTGTAGTTCCACCTGAAGATAATAATCCAAATGGTTTACCTGTACTGATAAGCAATAAGTTTAAAGAATCAGAAGGATATTCTGGAAATGTTTACGACACAGCCACAGCAACTAAAGGTGGTGTGGTTTATCCGTCACTAGACCCAAGTTGCTTTGAGTTAAAATTTGCTAACGCTGACATAGAAGGTCGTGTAGTCGGTGATTCGGCTGGAAGTCCTGGTAATTCTAATGGAGGGTCTTACTAATGAATTATTTTATTTTTCCTGAATCAGATACAACCATATATCAGGCAACTGGTAGTTCTAATACTGGTCTTGATGAGATATTAGAAGTAACAAAAACTATGAGCACTGCTGGTAGTAATGTAAAAGTATCTCGTGTTTTAATTAAATTTGATATAACCGATATTTCAGGTTCTATTGTAGATGGAACTATTACCAATCCAAAATTTTATTTAAATATGTATGATGCTAATTCTCAAAACTTAACTACATCTCAAGAATTATACGCTTATCCTGTAAGTTCTAGTTGGGTTGAAGGGCAAGGAACTTTTTCAGACAGTCCGTTAACCTTAGATGGCGCTAGTTGGAAGTACAGAGATGGTAATACAAATAAAAGTTTTTGGAGTGGCTCAGCAACTGAGCAAGAAGGTGGAGCTTGGTTTTCGGATTACTACGCATCACAATCATTTGAATTTGAAACAACCGATATGAGAATGGATGTAACTCCTATTGTCAATAAATGGTTAGATGGTACATATGTAAATGACGGTTTTATAATTAAAAGAAGTGGTAGCTTTAATAACGAAGACGTAAATACTGATGAGGGTAGTTCAGAAAGATTGGGTGAATTTAGATTCTTTTCTAGAAATACTCATACAGTTTATCCGCCAAAATTAGAAGTAGAGTGGTTTGATTCTAAATGGAGTCCAGGTTCATTAGATGCATTATCATCAATAGAATTAGAAGATTTGTCTTTTTATATGAAAAGTTTAAGACCTGAGTATAACGAGAAATCTAAGGTAAAATTTAGAATAGTAGGTAGAGCTAAATATCCTACTAAATCTTTTTCTAATACCGCTTCTGAATACCTAACCGTAAAAACATTACCTAGTGGTAGTGTAGAAAACATAGGTGGGGATGGAACGTATTATTCGGTAAGAGACACACAAACAGAAGATACTATTATACCTTATGGTACTGGATCTTTAGTAAGCTGTGACTCAACAGGAAACTACTTTAACCTTTGGATGAATGGTTTACAGTCAGAAAGATATTACAAGTTTGAGTTTAAAGTTATTAGTGGAAGCAATACAGTCGATGAAACCGTACAATACTATGATGACGATTTCGTGTTTAAAGTTGTGAGATAGAAAATGCCATACACACAAGAGGAATTAAAAAACCTATCGTTTTATCAAAATTTAATTGATGAAGATGAGCAAAAATATTTAAATAGAAAGGCTTTATTGACTTTAAAATCTAGCCTATCAGGTTCAGCAGACAATGGTGAGCTTGTGTATAGAGATAAAAGTGGAGCAATATTAGTTTTTGAAAATCCTTACACAAATACATTAAATGAAGATTCGAACACAAAAGTTGTGTATGATACCAAGTTAAAATTATTGAAAACAACAGCAGCTGATACTATCATAGACGAGGTATTAGATAGAGATTTTGAGGAGTTATAGTGGCTAGTCAACTAACAGAGAAAGATAAACAATTACTGGATGCAAATCTTCCAACAAAGGTGGGGTTAAAGCCTTATGAGGATGGCTTATGGGGTTCTCAAGGCAGTAAAGATTTTGTTCATTTACAATTATTTGACGAGAACAACAACCTTATTCAATTTGAAACTGTGTCCACTTCTCATTTTGAAATAAATCCTAATAATAATAATATTGAATTTTATCCTGGAAATCACATCAGGAGTTTAGGTTACGAAAGTGGTATATTTGTTGTAAGATATAACTTTTTGAGAAAATTAGCTGGTAGTGAAAATCCTGTATTGTTACACACAATAAGTAAAACCGACACTAAGGTTGGCGATGTGTATACCGATACGAGTAGGATTTACATAACTGATGATTCTATAGTATATTCAGGTACAGAGCAGGAGTATAAGGATAATCCGTCTGGTGCAGAAGTATTAGCCGTAGAAGACTTAAAGTATAGAATAGATGTTATATCTCCAAATAGAACTGAGGTTAGATTAAAAGCTAAGAATATAAATGGTACTTACAAAGATGAGTTTATTGATATACAGACTGCTATAACCGTAAAGCAAGTTACTAATAATATTAGTTTTTTAGGTGGCGCGCTATATGATTCCGTAGACATATCGTTGACTCCTGAAAATGGTGGCTTTGTATTTACACCAAAAATGATAGACGGAACAATAACAATACCAGATATATTTCAGATAAGTCAAATAGAAGTTCCTGTAAAGACTAATATAAATGTTGTTAAAAATGGAGAGGGTGAAAATATTCTTCTTCAAAACAATGGTGAGCCAGTAGCTATAGCAAATTCAAGAGAGTGGGATACTACATTGCACGATGACGCAATTAGAGTAGAAAATTGGAGTGATGGGTACAATAGTTTTAGTGGTGGTACTTTTGCAGGAACGGCTCATATAGGTTATCATGCAAAATGGGTTAAAGAAGAAGGTGTAGTTGGTGGTAATTGCATAAAATTTACAGACCAAAATGCTAGTTTTATAGATTTGCCTGAATGGCCAAACGATCAAAGATATCGTTGGTTGGGAATTTCTCAAAAAATTTCTTCATTAAATGGAAAAGGTGTTAAAGATGGCGATATCGCCAGTATAAACTTTGATATAAGAAGTACGGTAGCGAATAAAGGAGTTGAGATATCTTTGCGATATGCTAGTGGGCTTACAGTAGAAGATAAACCTCCAACTGCTCCTGCGGGATTTTATGACCCAAACCAACCTGGTCCGACTGAAGCTCAACCTACATCTCCACCAGAAGGATATTCTCAAAATGGTATGGCAAGTGCTCAAGCAATACAAACAAAGCCGGATGAAACGGAATTACAAATGTTAACCACTCATTCGGATATGGTTTCATTTCAAAGTTATAAAAAGCCAGGGACTCCAAATTTTGGATTAAGAGATCCTCAAATCGGCGATAACAATGCAAGTACAACTTTACCAAATCAAACCGCTGCTTGGAAAATAGGAAACATATTTGATGATGGTGATGTGGTTTATCAATGGATTCCTGATTTAGAAGAAGATTTAAAAATAGGAACTAAAAGTTTAGGAGAAGAGTGGGAATGGGATGGTTACTCGTGGTTAGTGTCTTCGACATTAGCTAACTTTCCACCACCACCTCCAAATACAGTAAATAATCTCAATGCTGTTAATCACCACCCTTATGTACCCAAAACACAAGGTGTATATAGTAGTAATGACGCTTATTATCCAAGAGAAAATTTTCCTGGTGAAAATAATGGTTGGCAAACCGCGACAGTAGTTGGAAATAACGCCACTGCTTTACTTTTTAAAGATGATTTAATATGGAAACAAAAACACGATAACACAAATGATAATTTGAAGATATTAAATTTTTATACTTTTGATGAATATTTTCCTGCACACATTTATACGCCTCCTGAAGAAGTACTAGAAACGTTTGAGGCTCAGTTTCAAGCTACTATATTGGCAAATTCGATTGGTAGAGGAATTAGGGATGTAATTGTTGATGTAGACACCAATAAAAAACTATATGATGATATTTTTGAAAAAGGATTTATTCAGAGTGTTACACGTGGTCCAAATAACGATGGTACTGTTAGAAGTGGCTTATATTTAGTATTTTATAATAACGGAGACATCGGTGGGGATGGTATACCAACAGAAGATTCTAACAAATACTTTTACGTTCACAGAAATTATGGAGTTTTAGATACCTACAATGATGGTGTGCTTGTACAGTTTTTGAAAGATATTAATGGTGGTTTGAATCAAAAAGTTATAGACAATGAGTTAAAACTAGAGTGGTTTTTTAAAAAAGACGGTAGTAAGTTTAAATATTATATTCATGTTGGTGAAGAATATTATTCAATAAAAGACGCCGACCGTAAAATAAAAGACCAAGATATTACTGGTCCTGATAATGTTAGTGATGGGTTTCCAGGATCAGAAAATGCTGATGCTATACTAGGAAAAGTTGGTGGGTTTGGAAGATATCGTTACATTATAGGTGACAGGCAACTTAGGTCAAAAAGTAATACTGGCGATGGAACAGACAGAGACAAAGATATAAATGATAAATTTTATAGATGCGGTGAATATATCTCTAAAGATACACCAGTAACATATGGAGTCAGAAATATAAGCGCTACAAACTATGGTGTTCAAAACGAAGATGGTGAGGTTATTAATTCTGAAGAGGAGCCTGTATACGACAATGATAATGGTATTTATAATTTTGAAAATAATCCAACACAAGAAGGAACATTAAGTTCTCTTGGAGTTTGGAAATGGAGTGGGAACATAAATACAGGATGGGTTACAAATGCTTTAACTCCTCCAAGGTACAACTATACATCACCAGGAATTACAAAGGCTTGGGTTTCTCCTGAGATAGCCGGCGAATGGGTAAATGTAAGTGCTGAAATACCAATACCATCTGATTGGGAATTAGGTCAAGATTGGTTTTTATATATCTATGGAGATGGGAGTCACACGAATGCCGAAAATGCTTCTGCTTATAGACAACAAGGAGTGGTTTGGGTAGATAATGTTTTTATAGATTTTATTCTAAAAGACCAATCTCAAACTATACCTGTTTATAAACCTTATAGTGCTCAGATAAAAACTATAAATAATGATGGAACTTTAATTACTGTAGACAAAACATTAAGAGAGGCTGCTTTAGAAATAGGAGCCAACGATGATTTTGAAAATGGCGGAGAAGGAGATGGTAATCCTGATATATACAACTTAACAGAAAACTCTAACTTTGAAAATTTTAAAGTTACTTATACAAACTTAAATCCAAAAGATTTAAGAACTTATCTTAAATTTGAAAACAATTTATTTCTAACAACCAATTTCAAATCAGACAGAGTTAATGTAAGCCAATTTCCTTACTCTATAGTATATAAATTATATGAACCATTGCCTGATAGTTATGAAAAATTCGATGAATGTATTGTCGTTAAAGAAATGGCAAATCCATTGGAAGAGAAAGTTAGAATAATAGATTTTATTAATGAAGAAGAACCATCATTAGTTCTTAGGTCTCCTGATTTAAATAATGTAGAAAGTCCAGTACAACGAAGAGAAACTCAATTTAAAACAGAAGCTGATATATTGACTTCTGATACCACAGTATCAACTGCTCTTAGAAATGAATTTTTAAGTCAAAGTTTAGATAGTGTAGAGATAAATACAGATTATTCTAAATATGAAAATTTTGTAAATTTTGGTTCGGCTGAAGTTAGGATAAGAAACTTTAAAACAAAGTTAGAAAATATAGAACAATACAAAATAGATAGTTCTTCTTATTCTGGTGTAAGCGGCTCTTTAGGGGATATGAGCGTTTATCATCATAAAATAATAGATACAGAAAACAAACTTGATAGGTTTGAAAATTATATGTATTTTAAAAGTTCTTCTTACGTTAGTAGTTCTATTGGAATATTTCATGATAATGCATGGCCTAAAGCTAGTGGAGAAGGAACTGTAAATAGTCCTTATGTTTTAGCACACACCACATCGTCTCAAGCTAATACTTGGTTTACAAACGCTGTAAACTCTGCATCACTTTATGATTTAGAAAATAATTCAAAATTAAGTGATATACTTCCTGAACATATAAAAATTGATACAAAAAATGATACATATCTAAGATTTACGGATATGATAGGACAACACTTTGATGGTATATGGGAATACATAAATGCAGTTACAGATGTTACTGATAGAAGGGATAGGTTAGACGAAGGAATTTCAAAAGATTTATTGTACTCAGTTGCTAAATCATTGGGTTGGAACTTAAATGATGGAAAAGACTTACTGAGTTTATCTAGATATGCTTTGGGTAAAGAAGTGACTGGCTCAGCTTATTCTGATTATTCAGCTACATCTGAACGTGATGTATCAAGAGAAATTTGGAGTCGTATAATAAACAACATGCCTTTCTTCTTAAAGAATAAGGGTACTGTTAGGGCCTTAAAGGGTTTAATAAATGTTTATGGTATCCCATCAACTATTTTAAGGGTTAAGGAATTTGGAGGACCTGCTTTATCAGATGATGCATCTCCACAATTTGAAATAACAAGAAAATTTACGAAAGCTTTAGATTTTAAAGGAGCTCAATCCGTAAAAGTAGCTTGGGCTGACGATTCAACATCGGGAAGAAAGCCTGATACTGTAGAGTTTAGGTTTAGAGCTGCTACGGGCTCAAATCAAATACTTGTAGAAAAACAAGACAATAACAATCAAGATTGGTTTATAAGATTAAAAGATAATGGTTCTGTAGACAACTATGGTCAAGTTTCATTTATGTTATCAGGCTCTGCTGTTGGTAAAGATTTAGGTGAATTTAAAGAAATTACTTCGACATCTCTGCCTGTATATGATGGTGATTTCTATTCGGTTATGGTTAGTAGAACTTCAGGAAGTAGTAACACTGCAGTATCTCAATCGTATCAGCTAAATGTTGGTAAGTATGATGCAAGCAGAAGTAAGATACATTTATATAGTACATCTACTATGGATGTTACACAAGCTGCTTCTTCATCATTCAGCAATGCTTGGACAGGTAGTGGTGATATTCACATCGGTGGTTCAGATGATATAAGCGGTGTCGGTGTACAATTTAGCGGTTCAATTATGGAATACAGACATTGGACAGAAGTATTAAATACTGGTTCGTTTAAAAATCACATAGCTAATCCAAAAGCTTATGATGGTAATACTGTATCTTCATCTTATAGTAACTTAGTTTTAAGATATTCATTTGATGATAATAAAAATTTAAATGCAGATGTAGAGGGTATTAGAGATGTTAGTTCAAATCAAACCACAACTTTATCAGGTTCTCATAGTGGATTTACAGGCAACTTTTTTAGAAGTGTCGAAGACCAATTAAAGACTCATATACCAAGCATAGGTGCTCTAAGAAGAACTACAAATAAGATTAGAATCGAAAAT